ATGATTTAATTTCTTATTTCTATCCATTTTAATTGTCCTCCAAATCAGCTAAACTGCTGAAATCTGTTTCTTGGTACGAATCAAAATCTTCCAAGTCCTCAAATACTAAATCCATATCGTTACCTTTGGCATCACGGATTACATCTGTAAGTGCCTCAATGATTGCATCTTTATCGATTTTATCATCGTTGATTGCTTGTTCGTTTATGTTTTCTAACTCTGCTATTATATCTTGTAAAGTCATTTTACTTTATCTCCTTGTATTGTTTATTAATTAATCTATCCATCTTTTATATTGTTTAATTTCTTCTAATGTTAATTGTCCTGTGGCTCTTTTTACTGCCATACACGATACACAAGTACCACATTTACCGTGACCTGTTAGTGGTGTCCTACAATACCAACATAAAGACAATAAATCTTCTGGTAGGTATGCTATAACTTCTTCTTTTGTCCAATTTTTTAGAGGTGTATAGTAAACTCCACCATTTTCTGTAAAATTTGGGCTATTTTCTGTATATCTATCATATCTAAAACCCGAAACCATATCCAAAAGTTCTTTACATTTTTTACGATTGTATTTTCGAAATGATTGTGAACTTTCACTATTATTATATAATTTAATATCACCACCCACAAATCTATCTAATTTATTTGTTTTATTTATTCCCATCACTTTACACCCACCTATAAATGTATAAATCAATCTGTCGTAGGGAATCCAACCATTCATTCCCAAGTCAATGGTTGATTCTGTATATTCAAATTTTCTTTTATTTATCTCAAACCAATTTAAGATATTGTAGACTGCTATTTTTTCTGACTTATATCTATTTGTTCTATTTATTAAATTAATATGATGAACTTCAATATTATCATCTGTATTATCCAACATCCAAAGTAATGTTGCAGTTGAATCAATTCCACCTGATAACATCAGTAATGTATTTTTCTTCAACTAACCATTTCCTTGTATTGTTTATATAATCTGTTACATCTTTCTATTTCTAATTTTGTAATTCTGTGATATGGTTTTTCTATTAAATCTTCCATCATGTTATTAACAAATGTTAAATCTGAATTGGTCATATTGATTTTATCCACATCAAGTATAAGTTTTGCCAATCTACTTAATTTATCCACCACCATCTTGTTAGTAGTATCTTCTTTGAGATTCATTTCATCTATTATATCTATTAGTTTTTTACTACCCGGCATTTACCACCCCTTTTTTATTTTAATTTCTCTTGCATCCACCATCTCTTTGGCTTCTCTTAATGTGCTATCAACAAACCTTCTGTATAATTTAATAGCACCTATCTTTGTAGGATTTTTTTGTGTTAACATACCATCAATCAGTTTCCACATATTTTTATTTGTTGGTTCTACACCACCATTATCATTATATTTCTTCCACATTAAATTAGCCATATCAAATTCTTCTTTGGTTGGAAAAGAATCATTATCTCTAACTTCAGCCCTTAATCTCTTACACCAATTTAAATCTTTTGTATTATCAAGTGGTGAATATGAAACTCTCTCTGTTAATGAAAGTAATTTATCTAATATTTTATATTTGTTATGCACTTTTAGGATATTTCTTCCATAATTCATTGGCAACTTTCATTTTAGTTGCACTTAACCACCCACCATTTCTCAAATCACTTATTTGTTCCATAACCCAAGTCTTATCAGATTTAGTTTCTCCATCGTTTTCTTGACGGTGATTGTAAGCATCATTGATACGATACTTTAATTTAAGTAATCTACCTAATGGTGATTTTGCATCTACTGCTCTTTTTACTTTAACCTTACGAGGTTTCTTTGCCGCTTTTGTTCTTTTAGTCCAAGTTGTTTTAGTTGGTTTCATTTTTTCCTTTCACATACCAAATTATTGTTCCTAATATACCACCTACTATGGCTACATCTTTTAATATAAATAAGATTAAAATCAAACCTTCCCAAAAATCTAAACCTGAAGATTTAGCAGTAACAATCATATCATAGGCTTTTATTATATCAGTTAGTTGTGCTAATTCTAATTGCAACATTTACACTCCTTACATACACATTTACATTCGTTAACACTCTTACGCCACATAGCAGTTGCTATCCCTAAACCACATATTGATATAAAGAATAAACAAAACGATACGAATAACATATATATTGTTTGAGCCATTATTTATTTCCTTTCATTTTAATATATCTTTTATAAACTTTATTTAAACCAGCCATCTGTTTCTCCGATAACCTACCTCTGTTCTTTAACTGACTCATAATGGATGAGACAAATGATAAAGCTGAATAGTTCTTTATATAATAATCATCCTTACCTTCATCCACCCCCTTAACAAGTTCTAAAACCATGTTTATCTTTTCTAAAATAGGTTTAATTTTCTCTTGTCTTTCAATCATATGAACTGTATCATATTGAGGACTATTCATATTCTTTCTAACTGCTTCAATCATTTTAGGTGTCATCTTACGAGATCCTGTAATAAGAATAGTGTACATATCTATCATAAACTTATCATCTTTTAAAAGAGTTAAGTTATCCTTCAACCATTTTATTTCAGTAAGATAGAGATTCTTATATTCCTCTCTATTCTTCCGTTTAGTTTCAGGTTTAATCTTACGATAAAACAATTAGGCAACTCCCCACTCAACATCATCATCAATACCAACACTCTCTAAATACATCGCTTCTTCTGTGTAGTTAGAATCTAATTCATTAAGTTCATCAATAGTATAACCACAATCTTCATCTACAACCTCTACAAGATAACGATATAATGTGCCACAATCTTCATCTTCCCAATCGGTTTCTGTAATACGAATACTATGATATTGTTCCATTGTTTCTATCAATGAAACTGGAATTCTATCCCAATAATTCACACGAATACTAAATTGTGTGTTATTTGGTACTGCTTTTACCTCATCAAAACCATTATGGTTTAAGGTATTTGTTACATCTAACATTAAAGTTTCTAATTCTGTCATTTTATTTCTTCCTTTATTAAAATCCATAATCAAATTCAAATGATTCTAGATTGTTATATTTTTCCACATACGATAACATTTTTTCTAACTCAACATCATGCCCCGCATCTGGTTCTCTTTTTAAAGCACCTCTTAAATAAGGTAATCTACTTTTAGCTAATTTAAACTCTCTATAAAGTCTTTTGTTACCCAACACATTTACATAAAAATCATTGGAATCACACTCACCTAAATACTCAAATTTCTCAACTATTTCATCCCAAGTATACCAGTAAGTTAATTCGTTTCTTGTGTTGGAAGTACTCATACTTAAATGATTTGGATTGTTCTCATAACCATTGTTTCTAAAAATACCTAAAGTTAATATAGTGCCTGTTTTTGGGTTTCTCCAATAAGTCCACTCTGGTACATTTTCGAAGGTTAAATCTTTCATTTCTCTCAATTCTTTATTTTTCTCATTTCTCATTACCCTATAATATACGGATCTTTATGGTATCAAGTCAAGCTTTTTCTTTATATTTATTCATTTTATTTTCCCATATTATATCATCTTCTAAATCAGACCTTAATAAATCCAATTCGTGATGATTATGGTTATCAATTATATCATTTACTCTATCGAGTACTTCTTGCATTGTCATAACTTATTTCTCCTTATAAATAGTTTGGACCAGTCCATCTGAAATAGTCTTGATTGTCATCAAATATATTACCACGAGTATGTTTGGCTGGTGCACTCCAACCCGCAGCTTTTAATACATCACCCATCTTCATTGGAACACCTTTGTGAGTTCCATCTGATTTAGCCACAAATCCCCATACTGAATTATCTCTAATTATCTTTATAAATTTCCTACCAGGTTTTATGGTTATATTAGCTCTTTCAAAATTATCACCATGATTATAACTAACATTACCTCTCCAACCGTCAAAATCTTTATGTATATTCTCAACTAATCTATTCAAAGCTGAATCAAAATCACTTACTGATGGTAGTGGTTTTATTCCATTAATCATTAGTATTCTCCAAACAAGTACCTATTGTCGCACAACACATATAACAAGTAACGGCTACAACTCCTTCATCACACATTACTGTTTCATTACAATTTTCAGTTTTACATTCTAATTCATTCATATTAGTTAATCCCCTTTATTTCTTGATAAATTAAACCTATTAATGTTATGCCAATCATTATAACATAACCCCATATTGATTCTTCAATGTACATTATATTATCTCACTTAAATCTGATACTGAAACCACTTCACCTTGAGCTGTAATAAACTCATTAGGTGTATCAGTAAGGTGTTCCATATAATCATCTATATCACCATAACCGATAATGTTTTTTAATATAGTAGATATATATAAATCAAAATTACTACTTCTATTCTTTAATTTATATAACATTTCAACTACATCTTCTTCTGATGTATTATTAGTAACACCAACCGAAGCCATTAAATAACCAAATATATCACAACTTGGTGTACCATTTAAGTTATCCATATTTGGTGAATACATCCCATTTATAGTACAATCATTATTATTCATATTTTCTCCTTTTATATTTAAATTCTCTTTCATCTTACCCTATAATATAAGGATCTTTAGATACCTATGTCAAGCTTTTTTTTAAATTAATTTAATTATTTTTTTTAGCACAATACCAATTACAATAGTTTCTGTCATTATAATTTACTACAGCTTTATGCTCACCACACTCATTACATAAACCTTGTTTATCGTAAACACCATCCATTATATGTTTATTTGATTGTATAAATTGAGGTACATTCATTATTTATTTACCTCTACTTTATAATTATTTTTCAATAACCAATCATCTAATAATCCAGTATCTTCCTCTGATAAAGATTCACTCCACTCATCAGTAGTATCTAACCAATCAACACCACATTCCATATCTGGAGTGCCATCCACGTTAAGTGGGTAAGTAATACCATCCTCGTCTATACAAGAACCAACACTTTCTAATACTAAAACATTCAAACTCATTTTATTTTCCTTTATTTTATTTAATTCTTTCATTTCCTTACACTATAATATACGACAAAAACCTGACATAAGTCAAGCTTTTTCTTTAATTAAATTGTAACAAGATGTAACAGTTATTTTTTCAAATAATAGTGTTTTAGGAAGGTTTTTATTTCTGGTAGGTTTAATTTTCTTCTTAAATAGTTCTCTAATCTAGTATACGGGCAATCTAATACTTTACTAAAACCAAGATACATTATCCAAGCTAATAATGGTAAAGATACCCAAGGTGGTTCTTTTATGATTAACAATGGAACTGATATAATAAATCCAAGAAATCCCAAATGATGAGTTATAACCACAAAATAAAATAATAATTTATATAATTTAGTCTTCACAATCCTTTTCTTCATTACATTTACATTCAGCAGTCCATCTATCTACGGGACATTTGGATACTACATAGTGAACTTTTATGTTCATAAAACATCCACAGTGAGTGCAACGACCATCTCGTTTTCCCGTATCTGGATTAGTCTCATCATATAATAGATGAGGACATTGTTTACATATCTCCCACCTTTTTTGTGCTATTTCTTGTGGTGCTATGACCTGTGAACCTTTTACCCACGCCTTTAAAGAATTCCAATGATCTGTTGCTATGTTACGAACCATCTGAGATGCTGGTGGGAGTTGTTGTTCTCCCTCCAGCATTTCCTCAGTTTCTTTGATACATTCTAATTCTTCTTGAGTGGCCTCTCTATCTTTTTTGACCTTTGGGCGAGTTTTCATATATTATTTTACACCAAAATGAGATAATATCCTATCTAATTTAACTTCAAGGGACTGAACTTTAGCATCTAATGTGTTCAGTTGAGCATTATTATTAATAACAGGAGGAGCTGGTGGTACAGGTGCCCCTTGATTTGATGCCATTTGATCTCTTCTCTGTTTCATACCTTGAATCATGTTGTCTACTGGCTGTAGGTTAGGAAGATGTTTATTTTGTTCTTGCCAATCCTTCATTTGTTCACCCCAATCATCAAATTGTTTATCAGTAGTTTGAGGGCCCATGGGTGGTCTTGGTGGATCTGATTTTGCTCGAGGTCCATCTATAAGTTCATTAGCTGATTTTTGTCTATCTTGCCAATCTTTGGGCATATGCTTATTATCTCTAACCCACTTATTATATCCTTTTTTCCAATCAATATTTTCTTTATTGGTTGAGCCGTAAAATGGTGTTTTTGGTGGAGCTCCTGTTGGTCGTGGTGGTTCTGGAATATCTTCTCCATCTAACCATTTTTTAACAATCGACTTTTCACGATAACCACAAATACCCTTACCAGTTTCAGCATTGATAAACCAGGGTGTACCACATTGAGTTTTATACTCATCTTTAAGTTCTTGATTTAATTTTGCATTATCTGGTTCAGAAATGTCAAGAGTAAGAATATCATAACCTTCATTATTTAGCTCTTCTACCACCGGTTCAGCTTTCTTACAGAAACCACAACCAGTTGAACAAAAAACGTACCAGGGTGATAATTCTTCTTCTATTTCCTCTGCTTTAGTAGGTTCTTCTACCACCGCCTCTAATACTTCTTCTTTTGTCATAACTTATTTTCTCCTATAATTAGATTAAGTTTTGTTTTTTAAATTTATTATACCATTGTTTCCAATTTTTTTGTCCGTATTCTTCAGCTTCTCTCTCAAAACTAATTTCTTTACGCTTATTTCTCATCCAACCATCCACGTCTTTTGGATTTTTTGATTGCCAATGAGCTATCTCCAACTCATATGAATCTCTTAATTTTCTCCACCCCATCTTCGTGGCCTGAACTGCATGCCATGTTTCATGAAGGACTGTAATTAAAAAATCTTTTTCATTCCTAATAACGCCTTTCTTATTTGATATTTCAAGAACTCCTTTACCCAATACATAGTATGCATAATCTTTAATGGGTTTATATATAACTCTGACTTTAACCCTATGATCTTTAAGTATAGCGGCTATCATTTGATTTTTTTCAGCTTCCCTTATAAACTCATTCAGAATCATCTTCTTTATCGTCTTTGGAAGTTTTAGGTAATGGTGGTATGTTCTTTATAACTTTTTTCCAAGTATCACCCTTAAATACCTCATCTAAAAATGGACTACTTTCATTGATCTGTGTTATACTTCCGCTTAATTCGGACAATTCCGATAAATCTAAATTCTCATATTCTTCAACAACATTAGATGCTATATCTAACATATTATTTACCATATCTTGAAGTACTTTTTCTTGCTCTTTAGTCATCAAATCTATTTTTTTCTTCTTAGCCACTTATATCTTCCTTATTTACCCACCATATTTTACCAAGATCATCTACCACCCTAATGTTACCTCTGACGGGATTACCGCCGAGTGTTATCTCATCTATCTTTACAATAGTTCCAACATATAACATACCATTTATGCTTGGTATATCTTTTATAATTTTTACTTTGTCACCTATTTTCATTTTACGAATTTCTTTGAATTGTGAAAAAAACCATTATGTACAAAATAACAATTCGGGCATAATAATCTCATATTATCCAAACTCTTATTTTCTGACTCCCCATCAATGAAATCAATCGTTAATGGGATTTTACCATCTGTAACTCTACCTTCATTCCAACCACAACTGTAACACTCTTCTTTAGCATATCCATCTAAAACCATTCTCTTCTTTAACATTGGTAATGTATAATTGCATTTTCTTTTACCCTCAAATATATCTTCTAAATTTATTTTATAGGTAGCCCAACCTTTTTTAACACCAAAACCTGATTGATTTAAATGTTGATCAAACAAGTTATAATACTTAGCCCATTTCTTGTAAGTATTATAAGATACCTTCAACCACCTAGCCGCTTCCATATTTGATTTAGAATGTTTTTGAGATTCCTCAATCATACCTTTAGTTAAAACAAATCTCTTACCTGGAATACGAACTGGTCTAATGAAAGACCTATCAGACATTATGTTTTCTGCCATACTACTGTGTTCGGATTAAAATTATGATTTGTCTCTGCCTTTAAATTTCTACCCTGTGTTGGACTTATTTTACGCCAGGGTATGTTAACACCCGGTTGATTTGTTTGCCAAAACAAATCATTTACATCAAGGTCTGAAAATTTGAACTTTTCAAAATCTTCACTTAAATTTCCAGGTGGATTGTATCTATCATTTGCTTGATTGTTTGTTGGTGTCATAACTTATACCTCCATCCAAGTTCCGGCTTGTTCTACGATGCCGGATATTGCTTCAAACTCCTGTTGAACTGAGTTAAATTGACCACTAGCTTCTAATTTATCATACATTGAATCAAGTGCATTCTTGATTACCTTTATTTGTTCATAACCTTCTTTACTTATCGCTGACATTTTCTTTGTCCTCCTGTAACAGTTGTTTTTCTGGTTTCTCTTCAGCCACATCATCTACCTGATAATGTTTAACTAAAAATTCATCTATGTTTACCTTTAACCGATTTAATTCAGTTAAGGCCAATTCTTTTACAAAGTCATCTTCCTTATTATCAAGAACCGTTGTCATTAGTTTTTGTATATAAGGACCTAATTTATCGCCCGTATTACTCATCTATATAATCCTCTACTGTTTTTAAATCAAAATTCTCTTTTAAAAAATCTACAACATCAGCAACTTTATAATCTTCTAACATTGTTATAGCTTCACCAACAACTTCTTTTACCAATCTTGTATGAATATCATCACTTGTATAATTTAAAGATATACCATCCTTATTTTTGTGTTTCATCCTTACTCCCCATCATACCACCAGTTAATTTTAACCCATCCATAGCTCTTTCGTTTAAACTCATAGTTGTATAACTACCATCTGTATCTTCGTGGGATAAAGTATATATCCATTCTCTACCTCTACCCATACGATGTTCAGATATTGTCCAATTTGTATTATTGATTGATATTGAATCACCTATATTATATTTCATTATCTATGACTATCACCTTTATTATATCCTTATGCTCATTACTACAATCATCGTAATAACCAGCATATACTGTTATTGTATCTCCAATCATCTCTTCCCAGACAGCTAAAACTGTATGAGCAACACCATTATCAGTATAAGATGCTGGATTAACACAACTAACAAATTCACCACCATATTCTATACCGGAATCACAATTCCAGTACACTTTTTGAACTAAAAAATTACTTCCTGTACTAGCATCCAGTGTACTAAATGTTTGATTATAACCTTCTAACCATTCTATGTGGTAATAACCATTTTCATCCAATTGTAAACTTGGTGCTTCTATGTCCAAATAACAATCCGTCTCACACCCACTATTAATTAACGGATTTTGTGTGTTACATCCTACTAATAATGTATATATAAATATATATAAAATAGATTTTTTTACCATTTATCTTTCCTTTTCTTTTTTTTGTTTTCTTGTTGTCGTTTACGCTTCTTTTCACGCTTGTCACGTCTCCTTTGTTCTCGTTCATCATCCCATTGTTTAGGATCAATCTTACTCATTTTCATACTCCATTATGTTATAATATACTACTTTTTAACTATATAAACCAAGCTTTTTATTTAACCGGCCCACCTTTTTCTATCTTTTTTAATTACATCTTCAACAACAGCTCTACCCTTTAATTCTTTCCAATCCTGTTCTGGTCTAACATTCAAATTAGTATCCCAAGCAGCTGAAATTACATTAGGTGGAATATCCATTTTTTCAGCTACTTTAATAAGAGCATTTATATCTTTTGGAAAACAACTACCACCAAACCCACAATGTCCGTCAGGTCCAGGCACGGACCAATGTGATTTGCCCAATCTATCATCATAAATTGAATACTCCACCACTTTATCATAATCAATATCCAACTTATCACATATCATTTTTATTTCGTTTGCAAATGATACCTTTACAGCTAAGAATGAATTAGTCATATACTTGACCATTTCTGCAGTAGTTGAACCTGTTTTTACAATTGGTGTTTCTGGAAATGCAACTGAATACATCTGTCTAACTTTTGTTGTTGCTGGTCTATCCCCACCTATTATGATTCTATCTTGATTCCTAAAATCTTCAACAAAATTAGCCTCTGTTAAAAACTCTGGATTAAATATAACAGTTACATTATTATTCTCTTTATTTAATCTATCTGTGGTGCCTGGTGGAACTGTAGACTTAATAACTACTATCTTATCTGTTTTTGGATTATGATTTAACCTATCTATTTGAACCGAATCATTTATGTCTGAAATCACATCTTCGACTATATCTGTATTACAACTACCATCTATATCCATTGGTGTCGGAACACATACAAATATAATATTTGATTTAGTTACAAGTTCTCTCAAAGTATCACAAGTGCAATCTTGTTTAATATCAAATGTGTTTACTTTATAGTAATTTGACATAACTTCTTTTACTGCAGTTCCTACAAAACCCTGTCCCACTACTCCCATTTTCATTTGTTTTCCTCCAGCCATTGTTTAATATATTTTTTTAAATTATCTTTTGGTTTATAACCCAGTTGTTTTTCTGCTTTTGAATAATCACATAAAGTTTTATCATATTCACCAGGTCTTGGTGGTATATATTTTTTTTCTATACCCCCAAACATGTCCGCTAACTCATTTATAGAATAATTAACACCACTACCTAATTCAAATTCTTCCGCTCTAAAATCTTTTCCAGTACATCTAATTAAACCATCAACTATATCGTCAATGTGAGTAAAGTCTCTCCTTTGTTCTCCATCAGCCGTAATAGTAAGTGGTTTTCCATTTAAATATTGTGTCTGAAAAATACCTATAATAGCAGCGTATTCCCCTTCCAAAATTTGACAAGGACCATACACATTATAAAATCTACATATAGTTGTACTCAACCCATAAACTTCACTATACAATTTACACAACTCTTCACCACCATATTTAGACCAAGCATATGGACTACCATACAATCCGTGATGTTTTGAACTTGACCCAGCATAAACAACTTCAATATCATTCTTTCTCGCGTATTCTAATATATTTAAAGTTCCATTAAAGTTGTTCTCAATTGTTTCTTTTGGTGAAAATATTGATGGTTGTATTCTCGCCAAAGCCGCTATATGAAATATAACATCTGGTTTATCCGCAAAAAATGAATAATCTCTAACTTTAGTTATATCTAAATCAAAATACTGGCATCCTTTTTGTTCATTCTCTTTAAAACCAGTGCTGTAGTTATCCAGAGATACAACTTTATGCCCATCATTCAATAATCTTTTAATTAAGTTAGTGCCAACAAATCCAGCACCACCGGTTACTAATACTCGCATTTAACTAAATCCTTTTCATAAGTTTCTATTTTATTAATTGTTATTTTAAATATTCCTAATTCCATTTCACCAATTTCTCCACTATCTTTAATTATATCTGGTAGTTGTGCTATATAATTAAATTGTTCAGGTGTCATCTCCCTACCATCAAACTCAACCACTATATCATTAGTTACTTCATCACTGATATATTTCACTCTATCTTTTAAATTAAACAAAGTATTATCTTGTTCCATACCAATGTAACCAGATATATGTTCTGGATTTATATATAGATTAGAACACCAAGGTTCTAACTCATACAATAGTTCATATGAACAATTCTTAACAACAAATCCTATATTATACTTTGGCGGTATAATGGGTTTCATTAACGTGTCATGTTTAACAAAATGCCCCCACTTACGAATAAAGTTACGAGTAGACCTATTGTTCTGTTGCAACCACTCGTCTGTTTCCCGATTCTTCATAAATACCTCACCTGTCGGGTTACGTTTAGCTCCATCTGCAAATCGTGAACCTCTACAAGTCATATGATATACAAAACCTTCCCAAGTCTGAACTAATTTATACCCAGCCAACACAAATCTATTAAATATATCAGAGTCTTCTTTTGATTGTGGTGCATATAGTGGATCGTGACCACCAATAGATTGAAAGTCTTCTTTCATTATAGCCCAAGGTGCGAATATACCTTCTGTTGGCTCATGAGTAAATTCACTATCTGAATTAAACCAATTTAATAATTCTTGTTCTTTAAACTCTTCTGGTTCTATACCAAAATCTTTTATTATCTTTTCAGGCCCATCTGGATGCAGTGGTGGTTCTATCCTCGTACCACTAACTACTACACCTCGTTTTATATATTTATCTACTTCCTTATCAAGTCCCGGAAGTGCATACATATCAGCATGATATATCATAACAATATCATTAGTAGCATAATCATTAATCAATGTATCATATAATATTGTATGTCCTAATCTCGTTGGACCTTCATTCCTATGTATCTTAACATTCTTATCTTTCTTTGCAGTATCTTGCATCCATTTCCAAGTTCCATCGGTTGAAAAATCATCAGCCATACATATTTCATGTATGTATCCAAGATTCTTTCTAATAGAATTATAAGACCATTTAAGATATTTAAGATTGTTTCTACTTGGTTGTATAAAACTAATTTTCTTCATCCATAACCTCTTTTATAACCTTGTTCATATTATAAATATATTCTTTTTCTGTAAAACTACTTTTTTTATAAAGTTCTTTACATTCTTGACTGCATTTTATATAAAAATCGCTGTCATCGCGGAGCATGTGTGCTAATGTTCTAGCCCCATTCAAATCTCCACATTCTACACTCAATGATGGATGTAATTTTTCTTGTGTATCTAATCCTCTGTAACCAATACATGGTATTCCCCAATAAGCACAATTCAATGTAAAAGTACCAGCTGCCCAAGTAGGCATCAAGTGAACACCATACTTATATCTACTAATTTCTTTTATCCATTCTATCCAAGTCATATATGGTAGATGATTTATATCCATCTCATCTTCTCTATCTATCTTTCTTCCCATTGATGGAGCATATATTGGAACTCCTAACTCCTGAGCTATTACATAAGAATCAAATCCACCATACCACCTAACCATATTACCACCAATCATTACAGCTTCTAATTTATCATTTGACTCCTCTATATAATCCTCAATCATCAAAGTTGGATTTACATAACATTTCTTATTTACCAATCCTTTATAATATTTTACATCTATTTCATTGTGACAAAAAATAAAATCCATTTCCATTAATAAATTATAAAACCAAATTTGTTCTTCCATTGAGTAATCCTGAAAATACCAATGGGGTCCTTCTTGCATAGTTCCTACTTTTTTACACATCTTTTTTATAGATTCAACTACTGGATATTGAGATAATTTATCTATATTTGTTTTTGGAACAGTAACTATGCCTAAATCATATTTTTCTTGAATTTGGTGTAAATTGTAGATAGAATAATGATCAACGTCAAACGAATGCATCCAAGCCATATCATTTCTCATATTTGGATGACTTCTCGGCACTTTACCCTGCCAACCACCCTCCGTAAACCAAGCTATTTTGTATTCCAAACTAAGTTCTCCATTTCTTTTTTTGTCATCCTATCTGCAGTAAATGAATTGTATGGATGTTCTAATCTATTCAAAAGTCCACAACTACTCTTACCACAATTCTCTTCTTGTTTGATCATTATATAATCACCCCTCACGTAAGTATATGGTAACTCTTTCTCACTTATTAAATCCTCATTTACTTTCTCACCATCTCTTTTACCAACAATCTCAATATCTTTTGATATAGTTTTAGCCAAATCTAACATGTTGGTTGTTTTCATTTTAGTTGAACCAACAAATCCACCTCCAAATAATTCAGTATATTTTATAGTCTTCATTATTAGTTCAGCAGCATCTCTTTGTGTGAATATCAATCTGTTCATCTCTGGGTCTGTAAGTTTTAATGGTAATCCCTTTTCTTTTAATCCCAACCAAAATGGTAATACTGAACCATTACTATGTGCTACATTAGCAAAACGACAAGATGAAAATCTTACACCCTCACCATTAGCATTCATAAAACATCTCTCCATAAGATGTTTAGTATCACCGTAAACACTTCCAGATGAACAAGCCTTGTCCGTACTAACCGCTATAGTTATTGGAACATTGTATTTATTAGATGCTGATATTATATTTAAACTACCCACAACATTGATATTACAAGCTTGTATGGGTTCGTGTTCTATTATATCTATATGTTTCATAGCCGCAGCATGTATTACGATGTCAGGTCTAACACTTTCAAATATCCTATACACGCTACCTATATCTTCAACGCAACCAATATAATTCACTGATTCTGGAAACTCTTTTTTTAGTTGTGCTTGAGAGCTTTCATTTCTACTCATATTATAAAACTTATATTTGTCTTGATATCTTTTTATAAATGCCCTACCTATCGTTCCAGCACCACCAGTTATTAAAACTCGTTTCATTTATATAATTCCTCGTATGTTCTTTTTATCCAATAGTTAGCATCTCGTTTCATTGAGTTTTGTGGTATAGAATTAAAATGATACATCCAACCAGATTTTAAAAAATGAAGTTCATCGGTCCACCAGCAATTTTCGTGTAAATATAATAAATTCTTTCTAGATAAATCTTGTAGATTATAACATTGAGGTAGAATTTTTAAATCAATATTATATTTACGCAATAAAAAATTAATTGGTGTTTGATCTGTCCCAACTTTAAAGTTTTCTTGTGCATATAATAATTTATCTGAATTTTCCCAATAAAATTTAACCACGTCTTGATAAAATTGTTTGTGTTTTTTATTTACTATCTGAAATCCACCGTTTATGTATTCCCACGGCTTAATTGGTTCTTGGTCTTTAAATAAATAGTTATGATAATTATTGATACTTCTATTTACCCATTCATGACATCCTTCAACCGCAACACCACAATATTTATCTTCAGTTTCTTCAAAAAAGTTTGGACAATCAGGATGAACAATTGTATCAGCATCAACCATTAATATTTGATTGTAATCAATATTATTATCTTCTAAAATATCAAATAAATAATATCTTTGAAATGTTATTTTCATTCTTTCAATAGGAAATACCAAATTATCCAATACAATTAAATCTGTATTATTCTTTTCACACCAATGTTTCCAGCTCTTTACTGAATAATGATAGGAATCGCTTCTGCCGTTTCCTAAATTTATATTTGGTATAAAAACTATATTTTTCGTGTTCATTCTATATCTCTGATCTATATCTACCAAATAAATTTCACCATCATCGGTCCGTATACAATTTTTAGGAACACAATCATCTTTAATACTTCGTATCTCTCTATGAATTTTATTTCTTTCACAAAATTCTATCAATTTATCTATCCATTTTTCATCTGGTTGAACATGAGTTCCTTTGATATTGTCCATCTTTATAGCGAAATATTCCCGAGAATCATCCTGACATTTTATAATTTCGTGTGCTCTGGGAGCGAATCCTTTTCTAAAAAGTAAATTCTGTATGTTGAATAGTAAATTTATTTCTTTTTTCTTGAGTCCTTCATCTATAAAAATTTTATATCCATAATCTTTATCTTTGCTACATAGAAATCTACAAAATCTTCCAGTAAAATAATATCTATCTTTCTTAGAAATATCATATTTTTCAGCCTTACACTGCTCTTCGGTTTCAACCGTTTTAGTTTCCCAAGTTTCTACAAATTCATATTCATCACCATCAAAATAAGTAGATTCATTTATTCCACCTAATTTTATTTTAATTAATTTTATATCATCTACATCCGGTGGAGTCATAGTCCTAAATGGAATTGATAACTCATTTGGTCTGATATAATCATAATTTTTTTCTTTCATAAATTTATCTAAAGTACTAAAAAGAAATCCTTCATTGTGTACATTAGATTCATTTATACTCACATTCATTTTAGGTTCAAAATCTAAAAACTTTTTCTTATAGGTGTTTGATAAACCACCTGGTGCTTTTTGACAAAGACCGTGATACATTAAACTATAAAAATGATTAGCATCATCCATAATATAAAATCCATTAAAAAGAACTCTGTTATCTAATATATCCTTTTCCCAATCTGTACAATAATAATTATCTCCCATATGTCTAACATCTACATCAACTTCTATATTGTCAATTCTAACTTTATTACATACCTTATATCCACCATCTTCAACCATAGGTCCTTTTCTCGCCTTACCTCCAGATATTGCCTTGAATAAAAAATAATCATTAGTTAAAATATCTATATCAGCATGCTCATCAAGCTGTACTTTATCTGGATAATTATCAAAATTTCTCATAACAACATATTCTAAACCCTCATAAGAATTTAGTTCTTCAAAATAATCTGTTAAGCTGTTGAAAGTTGGTCTCTGCTTGATCCACTCATCATAGATACTTGAATCTTCTAAAACTTCAGAAAGTACTTTAAGGTCATCATGTGTTTCTTCCATATTATCTGTAGCATGTATATAATTTCCCCGACCTTTTCTTAACTTATGTTTCAAATCGAATAAATTTTTATTAAAATGTTTAAATTGTCGAGATGTCTGTTTCAATTCATAAACCGGATTATCATCAATAATTACAAATACAACCATTGGATGAGTACCCTTTGATACTGATATAAGATTTTCCATTGGTAGTTCAAATCTATAAATAACATTCAATACTTCAAGACGTTTTTCTTGACCAACCTCTTTATCCAAAGATGGTACAGAAATCTTTCTAACTACTCTAAATCTCTTATTGATATCACCTTCAACTTCACTAATGTTATCTTCATTCCATAAAATTATTAAATGTAACTCTTCTTTTATTTTTTTCATCTTCTTAATCCCGCTCTTATTTCACGCCAACCACCTTGTTTAATGTGATAAACATAACAAGTTCCAACAACTATTGAATGTTCGACCCTCTGTTGTACTTCAACATCTTGCTTACCCCAAATATATTCTTTACCCGTATTAAAAAAATTACCAGCCGAATCAAAATAGTTATGTTGAATAGATTCTCTAGTCATAGCCAGACAAAAACCATTTAACTCTTCCGTAGGTTTACCAGAAATTTCCCAAATCTTTCCATTTGGCTGATATGCTCTTTGATAATCATTATTTGGATTATTACTTAACGGACCAAATATAGCGTTGTCTTTATGTTCATGAGTTAAAATAGTATCAATAAAATCATTTACTGTTTCATCATATATTTGATCATCAGAAGTTATTATGACAGCATCATAATCTTCTTTTATTGCCATTTTAATTCCTTCATTCCAAGTATATGTACAACCACCTTTATATTGGTCATCTACTCTTGTTATAACTAAATTATCTAATAAATTTTCAACTTCAAATTTATCATCAGATTCATTGTCAAAACCAAATAATTTAAATGGATACTTACATGAAGTATATATTGATTCTAAATAATCATTAAATAACTCAAATCCATTTGGTCTGTGTGCTTCACTTTGATGTATTGCACATACAAATGCAACTTTTTTATTTTTTATCATAAAATTCCTTCAATTTATCTAAATTCATACTAACATCTAATGGCATTGTATCATAAAACTTTTCATTGGTTGGAACAACATCATCCTTTGTCATTTTAGCCAATTCATACATAGTCTTTAAATGAGTTCCAACATTATATATACCAACGGCATCTCCCCTAATTAAATCTATATGTATTTTTGAAACTGTATCAACATAATCAAAATTTCCAACTTGACTTATCAATCCCCTGTCAAACATAAAAGGTCGTGGTTTATGAGTCGCTCTTATGATAAGATAATTATCTAATCTCAGTTCAATATATGGTTCAGCAATTATTTTTGTATAAGTATACCAATTTGAATCGTGGATAGGAACATCATTTTCGGATGCATTTTTTTTGGATTTAGCATATACATAATCAGTAGAAAAATGAACAAGTTTTATACCTCTATTGGTAAGATAATCTACTAAATCTACTACTCCAATGTAATTTATATTCCAATTTTCTTCTTTATTTTTATCATAAGTATTGGTACATGCAATACAATTTATAATTTCATCATACCCATCTAAGTAATCTTTATATGAATCTATATCTGTAAACTCTATCCCATCTTTTTTTCTACTGATGTAATCCCACCCAGTTTGTTTTACCAATTCAGTACCTAACCACCCGTCACCCAAAATTAATCTATTTATCTTCACTGAATACCTCTACACACAATACATTATCGTCATTAACTAAAACATATCTACCATCTTTTAGTTTTAATTTGGTGAATTGGCCCTGTTTTATAGATTTTGTTTCTATACCTGTAAATGTCCGTTTGACACCTTCTTTAAAATGAATTATTTCAGTAACATATTTACCCCTTTCTTTAAGAGACGATTCTAAATCAGAAAACACTTTATCAAATTCTTTCATATCTTTACTCATAAATCTCCTCAATAAATTTATTAACCCAATAAATAACATAATCAATATCATCATCAGTCATCCCATTGTGACATGGTAATGTAATTAATTTAACCCATTCTTCTTCTGAAACTGGTAGTTGTTTTTTAGTATCATTAAATAGTTCATACAAATGCAACGGTTTAAAATGTACTGAAGTATGTATCTTTTTATCTGCTAAATAGCTTATTAAATTATCTCTACCGTAACCAGCATAACCACTTTTATCTGGGGCCCAACTCGTAATCTTAAATGGTAATCTCGCACAGTAATATTGAACCGTATCAGAATATGCTGGTCTTTCTATTATAGGAGATAATTCTTCATTATATCTTTTCTGTATATGTCTGCGTGTATCTAAAAATTGTGGTAACTTTTTCATTTGTGATAATCCAAGAGCTGCTATTATATCTATCATATAGTATTTATATCCAAGTTTATTCACTTGATAATCCCACGCATAACCTGGTCGTGTTCCACTTTTATCCGATGCTCTACTCCAAGTTGATGAAACTCCAAACCATAACATTTCTCTAAGTTTACTCGCTAACTTATCATCATTAAGCGTAATCATACCACCATCCCCGGTTGGCATTGTCTTTACGGCCTGAAATGACCATACTGCCACATCACCTTTTGTACCTGCCCCCTCCGTATAACAACTATGCGCACAATCTTCAATGATAAATCCACCGAATACTTTTCGTATCTCATCGATAGGTGCGGGAATACCAGCGTTATTTACTGCGATGCAAACTTCTGAATCAGGTTTTTTCCACTTCTCGACTTCTTCTGGTGTCATGTTGAGGTTAACTCTATCTACATCCACTATATTAGAAGTACAATCATTCCACAGTGGAATTTCCGCAGTTGCCACAAATGACATTGATGGATTAATAACATCAACTCCCTTGAATCCCATAGCTTTCATTACTAAATCTTGACCATGAGAATTACTAGTAACTGCTATTGCATGTTTTGCACCTACAAGTTTTGCAAATTCATTCTCAAATTCTTCTACTTTAGGACCTTTACCCCACCAACCACTTTCTATTACTTCTCTTACGGCTTGAACATCTAATTCGTCACCAAAGGGTCCTAATACTTTTAATGGATTTTCTTTTATATTCATAACTCAAATTCCTTATAGTTTTCTTTATTTCTACCATGTGAAATTAACCAATCTCTTGCTTTTACAGTATCCATATCCACCCACTCTTGTATCTTTTCATTACCACAATCATTCCATTTCAAATATATTTGACAATCACCTTGTTTCATATCAACACTAACATCTGCATGTTTCCACTTTGGTGTTCCAGTTTTATCACCTGGTGTGTGATGATGAATATTTTCAAGTTCGAGTCTCCAATTCTCATATCCAAGTTCTATTAATTGTAAATTGATATCTGCGTTTGGAACAGTCATCATATGTTCATCACATCTTAGATTATGTTTCTTTACAACATCACGACTTATCAAGGTAATTCCACCCGACCAATATACTTCAAATATATCCTTATCTCTAACTTTTAAAGATTCAATAGTATATTCTTTTCGTGGATTATACTTTCGCTGTCCACCAAATAATCTAATTCCGAGTGTTCCACATTTAGGGATAGACTTATAGGTAGATATAGCATTTTCCATCCAATTTTCAGTAGTAATAATTAAATCATCTTCTTGATACATCCACCAATCAAATTCACCTGTCATATATTCTAAACCAGCATTTATAGCTTTTGCAATATGACCACCGGGTTTAGACTCTAATTTTATAACATCATATCCTAAATCAAAATCATAATATTCTTCATTAGGAAATGTTCCATTCTTAACAATAACAGTTGTAATATCAAACTTATCTTGATTTAAATATACTGAATCTAAAACTTCTTTTAATAGTGGTAATCTACTAGCCGTAGTAGGAACTGTAACTAAAACTTTTTCTTTCATGCTAAATACCCTACCAATTTATTTATTATTATAATATACAACTTTTTACTAATACAAATCAAGTTAAATTTTTGTTTGCCAAAAATCAATCATTTCATCCATCAACGCTTCAAATGTGTATTCAGGTTTCCAACCAAAAGTTTCTCTGAGTTTTGTAGCATCTCCGCGGAGATATTTAAGTTCTTCAGCTCTCATAAATTTCTCGTCCTGTGTCACATAATTTTTATAATCTAAATCTAATTTACTAAATACATACTTACACATATCACCAACTGATCTACTAATTCCAGTAGCACATACAAAATCATCTGGTTCTGTATGATTAATTATCATATGCATTGCTCTAACATAATCCTTTGAATGTCCCCAATCACGATAAGCGTCTAAATTACCAAGTGGGAGTTTATCTCTTAGTCCTTTACTAATCTCCACTGATGCCTTTACCACCTTATTAGTTACAAAATTAGAACCTCGTCTTGGTGATTCGTGATTAAACAAAATACCATTACATGCAAATAAATCATATGCATTTCTATAATGTTGAACCATATTAAATCCAAATACTTTTGTACACCCATAAGGACTTGTAGGATGCATCGGTGTAGTTTCTCTTTGATAACCATCTTCATCTACTGATCGACCAAACATTTCAGAAGATGATGCTTGATAGAATCTAGCATTAGGACAATTATTTTTATAAGCCTCCAATACATTTAAAAGACCAAGTGCATTTGTCTGTACTGTAAATTGTGGAATATCCATACTGATTCTAACATGACTTTGAGCTGCTATATTATAGATTTCATCAGGTTGAATTGTTCTTATCATTCTTTCCAATGAACTAACATCAAGTAAATCACCATACTCTGTTTCAACTCCATTACCTATCAAATGGTCAATCCTACTTTCTTGGTGCTCCGCTACAGAATTTCGTCTTACGATTCCATATACTTCATAATCTTTTTCTAATAATAACTCTGCAAGATAACTACCGTCTTGCCCATTTATGCCAGTTATAAATGCTTTTTTCTTGTTCATTATATAATTTCCTCTATAAGTTTTGGGTATACAAATAATTTTTCATTAGATAAACTTTTATCATATTCTTCATCACCATTCACACATGCACCTCTTCCAAAATAAATAAATGTGACATCAGATAAGTCAACCAACTTATCTAATACATTAGATCTTTTAAACTTCCTAATCAAATAATCATCCTCACCGACAGGATTTCTGTACCAAGTTTTGTCCTTACTAATTTCAGTTGAAGTATTCCAATAACCAACTGATTCTATAACACTCTTTGTATGACCATAACATTGCATATCATTCTTATGGATCCTACCAGTTATGTCCTCAATAGTAGGAATACCATAACTTAATACTTTTTTTATAGAACCACTTCCAACAACATCAATATTTATCTCACACATATTTATTCTACAAATTTCTGTACCATTAGATAATTCATTATAAATAATATCTAAATGATTAGACAAAATAATATTATCATCATCACAATAAACAATATAATCACTATTAGCATTTTTTATCCCAATGTTCTTACCAACAGCACCGACATTTTTTATATGTGGACTCGGTGTTGAATAATATTTAATTCTATTATCATCAAAAAGATTTACAACTTTTTCAGCGAAAGGACAATTATCACCAACTACTATATGTTCATAATTTTTTAATTTAGATAGTTGTACAGCTTTAATGCATCTATATAATAAATCAGGTCTTCTATGTGTTGGTGTAATAACTGATATTAATGGTTTCATTTAAATACATCCATTTTTGTTAAGTCTGGCCAATCTGTAACAATCCATTTTCTCGGTTTAGTTTCTATAGCAGTTGATAATTTATCCAACCCAATCTGTGCTATTTCTGGATTCATATAATAGTGATAACCCATAGTTTGTATGTTCTGTTCTCTCCAAGGTACATCTGGTAATCTACCATCATACGACATTTTCTTTAATTCATCCATAGCTACATGATTTCCAGTTAAAATCATACCACCCCTACCCAAACTTAAATGTTTTTGAAACTGAAAACTCAAACACATAAAAGTTCCTTTTATATAGCTATTTTCTTTCCACAATACAGATGCATCTATAATATTTGTACCACCTATCCAATAATACTCCTGCCAATCTTCATCCTTCCATCTCAATTCAATTCCAAGTTTGTTTGCTAAAAATGGAATAGATATATAAGTTCTTTTGGGAACTGTAATTGATTTAACATTTTGATACCTCAAACATAACTCAATTGCGTGAGTACAACAGTCAACAGCAACAGCATAAGGTGCACCATAAAACTTAGATATCTTCTTTTCAAAATCACTTACTGTTTTAAAACTCATAACTTTGTATTCCTTAATAATACATTTCCAAAATTTCCCATAAAATTATAAATACCTATGTATTCAAAACCAGTTAATTTATCTTTAATGTCTTCAACATTAAAACAATTTTCATATAATTTTTTATCACCAACTCCATTAAATTCAATATATAAATAGTTAACCTTTTCATTTATAGTATTTAACCCACCGTTTAAAAATTCTTCTTCTCCCCCATTTACATCAACCCACATAATATCAATTAGATTGATATCTTTATCTAATATCCATGTATCCAATCTTGTAGATTTTACTTTATTTAATTTAAATTGCACATCAGGGAACACACTCAAATGGTTCTTTGGTTTTCTGACTGAACCTGACGCTGACCAAGTTTTTTCATAATCATATCGATCGTGTCTGCGAGTTTCACTTTCACTTTGATAAAACTCAATTTCTCCATCTATATTAGATAATGCGGTTTCTACTAAATTGATTGGTTTATCTCCAACATACTTTTTAAAAATGTCTATTGATCTTTTATCTGCTTCAAATGCATATATACTTGGATTTTCAAATAACTTTAAAAAATCTAAAGAATCACTCCCATCAAATGTCCCAACATCAAATATTGTTGGGTTTTCTTTTTTTATATTTTCTTTAAAAAAATTCTTATCAATATCTTTTTCCATCATGTCCCCAAATTTCATAATCTGATTCTACCCTTATTGAATTCCATTTTGGAAGTCTAATATCACTTTCATTTCTATTATAATATCTTCTTCCCCACCATCTATCTGGAACAAATACATCTCCATCTGTTTTACTCAACCAAGCTCCCCACCAACTAAAAGTACTACAAGACATAACAAAATTATCACAATAAGTTATTAAACATAAATCTAAATACTCAAGTTTAATTTTACTATCTTTATGAGCACTGAATTTTGAATAAATAACATCTTCACCTCTTAAATTCTCTTTACACCATTCTATATCATCTGAAATTATCAAAAATATATTATCATCACTTTTAAGTTTTTTCATCATTTTATTATACCAACCCGCATTTGGTAAAACTAAACATCCACCTAACTGACCATTATGAATATGATCTTTTCCTATTGTATCACCACGCCTAACATGAATTCCTGTTATTATTTTTTCATTATATTTGTTTTTTAACTCATCAAAATAATTTTTAGTTGTTTCTTCTATTTCTTTTTTAAATTGAAATTCCTTTTTAAGTTCATTTTCAAATCCTTCAAAATATTTATACGATTGAAAAGATCCCTTAATGTTAGTGTAATCATTTATATCAAATACATCTGGAATAAACTTAGAATAATCTTTACCATGTTCAAATGTATTATTAAAATGAATTTCAGATTTAGGTAATAATTTACCAGTTACATTAAAACATTCATATATTTGTAAAAACATATAATCTCTTTTACCAATTACCGGATTGGGTGAAGAATCTACAACCTTAAAATTGTCAGATGGTAATGCAAAATCATATCCATTCTTTTTTGCAACCACATACAAAACACCATACTGAAAAAGTTGATTACAAAGTCTACCATAATGTCCTATATTTTCAAATGTTATCATATTAAACTCATATATGGATCTTTTCTTCCGTGAAAAGTAAAAGGTGTAATTCCTTCATTTTCTGGAATTGGTGGGGTGTGTAACTCCCGTCCCCATTTAGCCGCCATTTCTATTGGTGCAAATTTACATCCATGTTCTTCATAAATATGTCTATTCTTCACGCAAATCCAAGAATCTTCCCAAAAGCCAGGTTTATGTTCTCCATTATTAGTAAATGGATCCCAAGGTAAGTTTAACTTTGAAGCTAATCCCATAAGTTTTTGACTTCTTAGTGCTATACCATCACCAACTCTAATTCTGTTACCATTTTTATCAAAATAATTATGACCGACTGTCCACAAGGGACCTATCCAATCATAATTTAAAAATTCCTCTGTCCATTGTTCAGGATGAACTATAAATCCATCATGTTGAACCAATATACAATAATCAGTATCAACATATTTAGGTAAATCATATATTGTTATTTTACTAAATTCATCTGTACTGTTAATTCGAGGAACTTTGTGCACTGTGATTCCGTCTGGATTTACATCCTCGTGAGTAACAAATTTGACTTCTCCAAAATTAATACCTCTGCATGAATATTGGAGCGCCTTGATAGTTCTTTCTATCTTAATTGAAGAAATAGCTATTAAAGTAATATTAGGTAAATTAATCATATTTTAAAGTCTCTCTATAAATTTCATTCGTTCTAATGTTCTCTTACTTGTAGATTCATTCATATCAATATAACTTTTAAAATTATTCAACATTTCAACAAAATGGTCTGTATTCTCTACTTTATATGATTTGACTTCTCCATTTTTTAAAATCTTGATATCTTCATCACAATCTTTTGGTCGGGTGAAAACTCTTTTTGCAGTCAAAATTGATTTATCTCCCCAAATAGTTATTTCATTTCTATAGGAGTGCCCAAACCCATATGATATATTTGCTATTGAATCATCATATTGTAATCTAATATAACCACATTCGTCAATATCATTTACTATGTCCCAAAAAATTTTAGGTTCGTAATCTGTATAATCATATCCTAAAATTCTAAATACAAAACTTAGGGGATAGACAAGACAATCTAATATTGCTCCACCACCTAAATCATTTTGATACCTAATATCATTTTTATTTTCAAAATGTGGAAATCCAAAGTGTGCTTCAACACTTCTAATATTACCAACATCTGATAGCAATGATTCAATTTGATTCTGTAAAGGATGAAACTCATACATCAAAGCTTCCATACAAGATAAATTTAACTCTTTTGCCAAATCAAATAACTCTTTTGCCTGTCTATATGTTTCAGTAAATGTTTTTTCTAATAAAAGATGTTTTCCAGATTCGAGAACTTTCTTTCCCCATTTATAATGCAGTCCAACAGGTAAAGAAACATATATGGCATCAACATCACTTTCTAAAATTTCTTCGTATGAATTTCCAGTTCTGATGTCTCGTGCGCCTATCCCACCTAACATAAACCAGTCACACTTCTCGATAGCTGGTATCATTGATTTTTTAGCAATGGTCGAATGACCTAATAGACCAATCTTCATCATATATTTATTCTAATTTTCATCTAAAAATACTTTATCATTTTTTTGTCCTTTATAAGGACCTGTTTTATATTCATAAACTAATGTGTCATCTTCTAAAATTAAATATGTATGTCCTCCACCCAAAGTCACACTACAATCTCCAGGATTTAATATTGGTTTAGATAAAGTAGTAGCATCAGTATCCATAAGATTACATTCAACACTACCTTTAATAACTACCCACGACTCCTGAGCTATACAGTGTTCTTCTCCTGGTTTCCAAATATGTTGATGTGGTCTGAAAGTATGTTCTTTTTCCATATTTAATGCAGATAACTGAATAAACTCTTTTTCTCCCACTACATCTCGTCTATGTCCTTCCTTTATTGTATAAAATTCAGATTTTCTATGAATTATATGTAATAACTTATCTGGTTCAACTTTTGAATATATTAATTCCATTATATTTCTCCAATAACTTGACTTTTGATCCAATTATATGTTTGTGTCATACCTTCTACTAATGATTTTTTTGTTTTCCAACCAATTTTTTCAATGAATAATCTATTATCTGAATTTCTACCTTTCACACCAATTGGACCAGCTATATTTTTTATTTTTATATTTTTTCCAGATATATCAATAGCCATTTGAGCAAACTCATTTATTGAAATCATTTCTTCTGAACCTATATTTACTGGTTCTGTAAAATCAGATTCCATTAAATGTCTAACTGCTTCTATACATTCATCAACATAAAGAAATGACCTTGTTTGATATCCATCCCCCCACACTTCCATTTCATCACCATCTTCTGTCATTATAGCTTTTCTACACATAGCAGCCGGTGCTTTTTCTCTTCCACCGTCCCATGTTCCTTCTGGACCGAAAATGTTATGAAATCTTGCTATTCTAACATTCAATCCATAATTTCTTTCATAAGCTTTATATAATCTCTCACTAAATAATTTTTCCCAACCATAATCTGAATCAGGATTTGCTGGATAAGCTGAACTTTCTTCACAATTTGGATTATCGGGATCTTCTTGATTATGAGCTGGATACATACATGCTGATGAAGAATAGAATACTTTGTTAACACTCTTTTTAACACACTCGTGAACAACATTTAAGTTAATTAAACCTGAATTATGCATTACATCTGCATCATTTTCACCTGTAAATATAAACCCAGCTCCTCCCATGTCAGCTGCAAATTGATAAACTTCATCAAAAGCACCACCAACATCATCTTCTGAATGCTGTGATGGACTAAAAATAACTAATGACACTAATTTAGGATCTCTTAAATCTCCAATTACAAAATCATCAGCTTCTGTTTCTGAAAATTCAGGATATTTTAAATCTACCCCTCTGACCCAGTAACCTTCTTTTTTTAATCTCTTAACCATATGACTACCAATAAAACCACCCGCACCTAATACTAAAGCTGTCTTCATATTATTTTCTCCTGTTTCATTTCTTCTACAATATTATTGTCAAGATATATGTCTTCATTCACAAATTTAAAATCAAAATCCTTACCCCAATATCTACGCCTTAATGCTTCCGCATGTTGAATAGCTACTTTATTTCTACATCCTATCAAATGATATCCATTATGTTTTGATATTTGAGAATTTACTCTTTCAAACTGCCACGGTGATAATCCATTGGGTAAATATCTACATAAATAATCTTTATTCCAGATTGACCACTCAGTAGTCATTCTAAATTCCGAACCTTGACCATATTCAATTATTTCATAATCTTTTTGTATATCATAACCACTATGTTTTTTACCCATGTGAGATTGAAATATAGAATTAGTCAAACAAGCTCTACCAACTTTCTCTCTATCTAAATATTCTGAAAGTTTATCTATTACATCAAAATTTACATAATCTAAAATAAATTGATCTTCCATCGTACAAATAAAATGAGAATCATCAATCGACTCATAAAATGATCTTAAATCTTCAGAATAATAAGATGGACCTCTTTGTTCTCCAAGAGATATAAAATCAAAATTTGAAGGTAACATTACTTGCGGTTCTTTATAACCAATAAAAGTAACTTTCTTATCACTTGACCAAAACTTATTAAATAGAAAAGCAAATGGTTTTAAACAATGATGATAAGCATCTGACGTTGTTATATAAATATTTAAATCATTACTCATTGATAATATCCAAGATATATTCTACTCTTTTTTGTGCAGTATGATATTTTAATAAATGTTTATACCCATTCTCTGATATTCGTTCCATCTCATTTTTATCATTTAGATATCTTCTTATTTTTGATTCAAATTCTTCTATTGTTTTATATTTTACAATATTTTCTCCATCCGTAAAATCATTTGGAAATTTAATATTATATTGTTGAGTCATTACCATAGTATTATTTGCTAATATTTCCCAAAGTCTTGCGCAACAATCACCACCACCCCAAGCATCAATACCAATCCAAGATGATTTCAATTTTTTCTTAAACTCCTCGTATGAAAATCCCCCCTCAACAATAACATTATATCCCTCATCTTTTAACTTCCTACATAAATTTAATGTTTCTCTCCTCAGACCTTCATTCAAATGCCCATATGAACAAAATATATCATATTTCTTTTCAACACTTTTATTATAAAAATTTCTATCAACCGATCCAAAAAGTAAAGGTATGATTCCTCTATCTAAATCCTGTTCGTAACATTCTCGTTTAAAATACCATTTAGATTTTATATACATGGACTCATTAATCCAAGCATTTCCACGGCGTCGGGTAAAATCCCCTGTTCGAGATTCTACCAGTTGTCCTTTTTCGGGTCGTCCAGTATATGTCCATTCACTCCCATCAATATAAACTGTTTTTTCTTTTCTGTTAATCTCATTAACTAAATAATATTTAGGTCCTGGAAATTGATTCTTTACCTTACCCCAAATTACAAATATATAATCACAATCCTTTGAATGTTCTACTATCTGCCTATCAGAATATACATCCCCTGCTCTTATACCATTACCAGCATCTGAAGAATAAATATCCGCTCCATTCTTATACAACCCCTCTATAATTGTTTCTGCTAAATAATCCAATTTATCTCTTGGTGGAATAACTACTATTTTCATTGTAATTGTCTCTGTCTCCATCCTTTCATATAATGAAAGTATTCATTGTCATCTATATCTTCTTGTATATAGTTAAACTTTAAATTTTGTTTCCAAGCAACATAATTAAAACTTATTTGATCTCTCCTACTACCATATTTCATCTCACTCCACCAATTTTCAGAATTAGTAATAACATCATCTTCATTATGTCGTCTAAATACTACGGTTGTTCTTGCCAATCCATTATTTTCAGGGTATCCCTCTTTTCTATATCTATCTACTTGAGAATGTATAATGTTCATATTATCTTTATATTCTTTTTTTGGATTTTGATCACCTAACCATTGAATAAATCTTGCTTCCTCATATACACATTTTCTTACATTTAAATCACCAGTCACAGTCCTACCACACAACTCATGATTCAATATAGCAAAATTAGTATCACTCAATAAATCATCGACCAGTTTAGATGGATCCTTTGATATCTTTACATCAACATCAACCCAAATACTTTCATCATATTCTTTTAAATATCTATGTGGTAAGGTTTTATATCTCTTAGCATCTCTCGCACCATCTATATATAATGAATGAACTAATCTAATATCCCATACATCAGATTTAAGATTAGTATTATTTGTAAAACATACAAAATTATAACCATCAGGAATAACTTCCGGTTCAAATAAAAAATAATCCATATTATTTTTATGTGGAAATGTTGCGGTGTATATAACTTTTTTATTCATATTTGGGTAATAACTCTTTATTTTGTTCTAAAAGTTTTGGAAGTATTCCATCCTTTTTTGATACTAATGGATTTTTATTTGACCAATCAAAATCTATACTATTCCACAAAATACCATGCTGATCATCTAAATAATAGTAATCTGTGCACTTATAAGTAAATATAGCCTCATCACTCAACACAAAAAATCCATGTGCAAAACCTGTGGGTATATAAAGAGATATGTTATTTTTATCATTCAATACCTTAGAATTGACTTTACCAAAAGTGGGTGAACCAAATCTTATATCAACAGATACATCTAATACTTCACCTCTGATACACCTTACTATTTTACCTTGTGGATTATTTAATTGGTAGTGTAACCCCCGCAATACACCTTTCGTAGACTTAGATATATTATCTTGAACAAAATCGAGATTAAGTCCAGCATCTATAAGATATTTCTCAGAGTAAGACTCTAAAAAGTATCCTCTATCATCCTCATATGTATCGGATTCGATTACATATATATCATTTTCTTCATAAACAATCATTTTTATCCTATTATATAAATGAAAAGATACCTCGAACATGAGAATTAACCCAATCGTATCTTTTTATAAAATATCTTATTTGATACAAACTCATCCAAATAAAATTATCATTGACTATCTCTATTGGTTTATCAATCTCAATTAACATATTTAAATTTCTTTTATTATACAATCTACCACCATCTTCACATAACCAATTACTAAAATGAACTTTATGTTCCCCCGTATTCAAAAAGTAATTTAGATAGTGTGGTACATATCCCTTATGTGCTGCACTCATATTACTAAGAGTGGCTTGTAAAGTTGGACTAAATTGTACTAAGTTTACATTACCTGGTTCAAATTTGGCTTCTAATAGATAATGTGGAATTCCATCAAATCTTTTTCTTATGATTCCTAATATACCACCATCTGTTGATAAACCGTCTTCCAATAGATTATCTTTTGCAACTTGTTCTATGATTGGTTGAGACCAACCACCCTCAGCCTCTCGTGTCTTTGATTTAACCTCAACCCCCTTCACAGAAAAGAACTCTCCACTTTCGTGATAAATCTTATCAGATTTAACTATCCAACCCTCACACTCATTTAATGGTATTTCTTTAACAGTCATACTTGAACTATCTACTTGTTTCTTATACCATTTTTTAATATAATCAATATCATGAAATGACGACCAGTCTTTTAAAGATTCAAAATTGAACTCCAATATATCATCAGTAGTATTGTGCTCTAATTTATTAATGGAGTTTAAATAAAAATTAAGTTCTTCTTTATATTTATACACAACGAACCTCTGGAACGTGAGTTATATACTGACCTTTAAATTCTGTTTCGTTCTCACGAATATAATCTATAAAGTTCCACGCTCCAAGAAATGCATAATCATAATCATTAATATTAATTGAATTTCTATCTACTACTGGTATGTGTGTACCAGGTTGTAATAAATTCTGTTTATCAGGTGTTGTGTCTGTAATACACTCCATTAATGACTCATCTATACCACAATAATTGAAAACAATAGAAGATTTACAAGTTGCTCCAATACTTAAAACCTTTTTACCTTCTGATTTGGCTTTATATAATAATTCCAACAAATCATCTTTTGACTTATCAACTCTATCAGCAAACTTTTTATAAGTTTCAAAATCATTCAAACCAAATTCTTCTTCTCGTTTTAAATTATCTCTAACTGAATCTTCTGATTCAATATTGCTTGCAAGTCTAGCAAATATTCTATTAGATCCACCATGAACTTGTAGGTTATCCACTCTAAATAATTCTAAACCGTATAGTTTCAATAAATTATTTAAAGACGTAACAGAAAACAAATGTGGATGCTCATCATATATTTGATCATAAGAATTTCTCTGTAAAACTGATAGACAAGATGGATCTTCAAATACAAATATACCTCTACCTGATAATGTATTTTTAACAGCTTTAAATACACCATCTAAATCATTAATGTGAGAAATACAATTCGCAGAATAAATTAAATCAAATTTACCATGATTATCTCTAATAGTTTTTGATAATTTAGTTGTCCAATAATCACCGTAAGTTTTATAACTCAATTCCTCATTCGTATATTTTGCAAAATTTCCACAAGGTTCTACACATATTGACTTATCTTTATCAAAATTCTTTATAAAAGTTCCGTCATTTGAACCTATTTCTAATACCTTATTTGGGTTAAATTCATTTTGTAACATTTTAGCAGTATTTTTAAAATGTTCTATCATGGGAACAGATTTAGATGTCCAATATGGATATTCAGCATTAAAATTTAATTCTGGTTTAACAAATTCTTTCATTGAAACTAACTTTGTATCTTCATCAAATACAACTTTCAAATTATAAAAAAATTCATTATCAATTTGTTCTTTGTTCAAAAATTTATTCCCCAAAGGTTGTCTACCTAAATCTAAAAATTCTCTCTTCATTTAATTAGCTCCAATTTTTCTAAATAATTATCTCTATTAACATAGTGATTTGCTTCTATCACATTTTGGTTTAATGGAAAAACTCTCTGAATTTGAAATGCTTGTGAATATCTTGATATAGCATCTATAATTCCACAATGAGTTCCAATATTAAGTTTCGCTTTACTTCTAATATAAAGTTGTAACCGAGTATCCATGTGTCTCATATCCAAACACTTATTAAAACTAAAGGGATATTCCTTTGGTTGTTTGTAAGTGTAATAAAAAAATGGTAGATCACCACATTTTTCTAATAATGATGTCATTATCATTTTATTACCTTCTTCATCATAAATAGTATCAGTTGTTGTAGAACGTCCTTCAAATCTACTAGTAATAACTAATCCTCCAAATTCATGGTCACCGGCGTATTCCTCTATAATTCTATCACCCCTCTGTTTTTCTTCATCTGTCCAATAAAATTCAGGTGTATAATCTTCCATTTCCTTATCTTCAAATTGCCAAAACTTTAACATCTGTTTAATTAAGGGTGTGTCTAATTTATTATCATTATATGTTCTATAATGATCGTGAAATACTTCTCCGTCTATTTCATCTACAAATCCATCTACATAAGGATTATTATCAAAAATATAACTTACAGTTTTAAATGGATTTTCCCAATTTCCCCAGTGGTCTTTTATATCACCAAATAATTTTTCAAGTAAATTTATAGATGGTAAATAGACTTTGCAATTTGGATATTTTTCTTTAAGTAGTCGTGGCATGGCAGATATGATTACCCAATCACCCAATCCGTGAGCGGTTCTCATAACCATAAATTTCTGTTTATTTAAATACTCATCCGGAATATATATCTGTTCCGACACTTCAAAACCTAATTTTTCAACATCATCAACAGGATGTAACTGATTATCTAATATTCTCCAAAATATCATTTATATTCCCTTATAAAATTCATTTTGTTTTTCTTGACGTTCTATGTTTTTTGGATGGTAGAAACAAAACTCTTCTTCTTGTGGAAGAAATGTATGTTCTTTGTAACCAGTTAATTGCTCGTGTACTGGTTTTTCCCATCTTATATTCTGTCTGTTTCTCCAAATTCTACCTTGATAATCTGGAAAGTTTACCCAACCCTTATTATTTATTTGCCATCCCCATTTTTGTATATGTTCTTGTGTCAAACCGTCTACCGTATTAACCCGTGGTATCCAATATAAATCTACTGTTGGGTTTGCATTCAATACTGATTTGATATTTTTTATTAACCATTTGTTAGGTAGTTCATCTGCATCTATATTTATAATATACTGACCTTTACACATGCGAGTCAAGTGATTTTTTTGACCAGCATAATCTTTATGAAGATTTCTCTGTTCAAATGTTATTTCATATATTGAACACATTGTATCAAGTATCTCTTTTGTCTTTTCATTATCTGAATAGTCGTCAAGAATTACTATCTCATCTTCTTCATCTTTATGTTTTACTAAAAATTGAATTAACTCTAATAACGAATCGGTTTCGTTGTGAGTTAATATGCTATAACTTATTTTCATTATTTTAATAACCCTTCTATATCATATGTAACTACTTTTATACTACTCATTTTGGTTTGAATATAACTTCTATAAATATCGTTCTTCTTTATAATCTTTTTTAATTTCTTATCATATAACCTATCCATCTGCTTTACAGCTTCAGATTTTGATAATGGATTCCCACCCCTATCTTCTTTATAAGTTGGTAATTTTAATCTTGTGTATGGATCTTTAAGAAGATTTCTATAAGGTAACTGATCATCATAATCTGTATCATCATCTTGATCTTCAACTATAAGTCTATTTCCCTTTTCCATTATTTCTTCAAATATCATTTTTATTTTAGATTCAATCAAATAATTCAGATTGATACCATGAATTTTAGATTCACTGTAATCATTCCAAAGAACCAAAACCATGGGTTTCTTATCAAAAACTTTATCACCACTATACTTAAACTGAACTATTGTACCTGGATAGAGTGATTTTATTTTTGCAGGTTGTAAATCAGTAACTCTTCTAGAGTGATTGTATTTTTGATGGGCCATCTGATTTTGCTCTTTTATTCATTTCAACCATAGCATCTAAAAATATATCATATATTTTTGGATTGTCTGTATCATACCTTTGTTTATAAAAACCATCACCATTTTCATTAGGATAATTTTTCTGTTCTTCTTCTGGTATATCTACCATTACGGCAAAAGCCCATTTCATTTCACCATCTATGTTTTCTGGATATAATGTACCAAATGGTAATGTAATCATCGATGGTATCCAAATTCTATCATTTACTTCTTTAGACCAAGATTGCATTTCTTCTGGCAATGTTTTATACATTTCATTATCTTCTTTAGTTCCAAGAAATTTAGTTGATGTTGCCATTCCACAATTTATACATTGTTGAGTTTCCATTGTTCCTTCATCACCTATTACGTGTAAAGATTTTTCATTACATAATGGACAATTTGATACTATTCTCATACTGGAGCTCCCGTTTGTTCTGTAACTTTTTTTAATTTTGGTAATTTAATTTTTGATAATTCTTTATTTTCAGAACTTTCTACTTTTTTTAATTTTGGAAGATTTAAATTAACCTGTGATGGTATGCTCTCCGTATATTTATCAACAATATTATTTAGTAGCTCTGTCATTTTCTTATGAGTAAATTTATTTCTATTTATATCCATCAAAGATTTGGCCTTATTCTTTACTTCGTATTCATTTTCAAAAACAAATGTAAGAGCTTTACTAGCCTGTAATTCATCCACTTCAAACCATTGACTTTGTTCTATAATTATATCTTTCCATCTTTGAGATTTTGGTACTTGTTGCAATTTACCTGATAAAAGGATTGATTTTTCAGTATCGAGAAAATCGATATGTCCACTCCAATTTGTGGCAATTACAGGTAAACCAACCATCGTGGCTTCCTGCAATGGTCTACCGTAACCCTCGCCATGTGTTAATGATACAAAGGCTTTTACCTTTGGATGATTATAAAGATAATTCATTTCTTTACCAGATAAATCACCATGTAACAGATATACATTTGGTAATTTCCAGTCAAAAGGAAATTGAGATTTAACTAATTTTATTTTATTTAAAATATCTTCCCTATCCAGTAAAGAATAAGTAGCACCACTGGTTTTTAATATTAAAGATGGTTGTTTTTTCTTATTAGCAAATGTTTCATAAAAAACTTTAATAGTTCTACCTAAATCTTTTCTATCTTCACCATAGCCACCTTTAGTCCATTGACCTACTGAAAGAAATGCAAATTTTTCAGGTACTTTTTCATTTAACATATCAAAGAAATCTGAATCTATTTCATCTACAGTTAAAGGTTTGTAAATATCTTCATTTGAACCTTCAAACACAACTTCCATTGGTTTTTCCAATTTCATTTCACCAACTTTTTGTTGTTTACCATCTGGTAATTGTTGAACCTTATCATATACAGAATTAACAAATCCATATTTAGAATGTTCTGATGGAACGATGTTTAAATGCATTTTATTACAACCTTCTAACCAAGCCTGAGATACTGCGTTTGTTTCAATACCCGCAGTTATTCCAATATTTACTTTACCGTGAGTTTCAAATTCATTTGGAATACGAATATCTACATATACATCTGGTTGTCTATCCATTTGTGGATGTGGTAAAATACAATCTATAATTTGTTTATCTCTTATATTATTTTTATCTAACGCATTTCTTGGACACTCACCCCAACGAACATCAAGAATTTTAATATCGTATTTGTCTGAATCTAAAAATGACTGAACTAAATCTCTAGCATGGGACCCATATCCACTTCTTGATGTTACTGGTGCACATATTAACATTAATTTTTTCATCTTAAACTGCCTCCAATGTATATTTCTCTCTAGGCATCCACTTTTCAAATGCAGTATCCATACCATCTATAAAACCTTGAGATAGATGTTCTCCTGTCATTTTAGCATCATCACCTAATACCCATTTTCTTCCAACCTCACCACATCTTTCTCTTTTTTCAGGTCCTTCATTGTACCATTCTAAAAGTGCATTACCAGCGTCTTCATACTGACATCTATCATCAAAAATATATGGTGTAAGTGGTGAACCACATAATGATATGTTAGATGGAAATACTGGTTTAACCCACTCACCGTGTTCTTTATATTTACCTCTGTGATTTGAACCCAACTCAATATAATCATCAGCCGTGAGATATGAACCATCTTCTTTTGTAAATCCACACTGATCTTGCATACCACCGGTCACATTTACTACTATTGGTGTTCCTACAGTAAGTGCTTCAAGTGAACCTAAACCAAATCCTTCATTTGATGCAAGATTGATATAAACATCAACTGAATTATAGAGGAAATTCATTTCTTCATCTTGCATTGGACCACTAATATCGTGAGTAAAAATAACAGGATATTCAGGAAGTAATGTTTGACATACTGCTCTCATATCAGTTCCATTCTCATCACTTACTGCTGAGTGCCATACAAATACACAATCTTTTCTTTGTTCCGGTGTAAGTTTATCCATCATATGTTTATATGCTAACGCAACATCACCTGGATTCTTTCTACGAATATTTCTGTTAAGAAATAGAATCTTAAATTTATATTTATCTAATCCATATTTTTGTTGAAATTTTATATAATTGTTATTATCTGGATGAACTTTAAAAAATCGTTTAGATGTAACTCCATGAGGTACATATTTTAATTTCCAATTATCACAATAACCATAATCTTTTAAAATTCTATTATTTAATCCGTATGTCTGTTTTGATATTGACATAAGTAAATCAGAACTTCTATAAAAATCTCTATTATATTGTGGATCTGGCAAATCATCCCATATATTGTAATAAAAAATCGGCATTGTTTGTCTGATTTCATGTTCCATATTATAAAACCAAATCCAAAATCGGGGGTCCGTGAAATGTAAAATGGCATCTGGTTTTTCCATTTCTATGATTTGTCTCAATATATCTGGATTACCATAACCAGTAACGGGATAAATTTTAAGATAGGCGTCTTTTATTCCAGTTTCCTGTCTTACTGCACTATTCATATCGATAATTTTACCCTGTTCTGGATGTTTTACAGCTCCAGCTATCTGAACCCACTCATATTTATGCAATGTTCCCATTACAAATTCTTTTGATTGAGTCGCTATTCCTGAATGCATCCTTAAATCATCTGACATTAAGAGTATCTTCTTCTTTTTACCCGCCATAATCTTTAATCTCCTTTATAAATTGCTACCGCTAATTGTTAAGTTGTTGTGTGTTTCTAATTTGTTTTTATAGTTTTCATCTGTTAAATATAAATTGATTGAACGATTTGTTAGTTTTTGTAAAGTCATTTTTGTATTTACCGTTCTTGCTTTAAATCTCTTGTATAAATCTTCAAGAATCTTAACAGATGTAAGTTTCGAATTATCCATAACCTTCTCCAATGTGTTGTATATGTATATATATAAGTATATATAAATATAAAAAACTAATGAATTATTATTGTTTTCTTTCCAAATTTTTCTGCATATCTAATAGTTGACATTGTTCCGTTTGATATCCAACCTTTAGGTACAAATCCAACTACCATATCAGATGTTCCGGCTATTATCTTATTTCTTGCAAAGTAATTTTTAACGTGATACGGTTTTCCATAACGAGATTCAGGTAAAGTACAAAATAAATTATGACATTCATGAAATGGTGGATATTCTTCATATTGTAATCCGAGTTCTAATGCATATTTCTTAGCATATCTATCAGCACCATCTCTACAACCACCACTCACTATTATTGTATCAATACCGTGTTCTTGTTTGAGTTTAAAAATAAAGTCTTTTATCTTTTTTTTATTTTCATATCTACGAGAACCAACAATACCTATTTTCATTTCCAATCTTCCATTGGTTGTTCTAAATATGGCTGTTCTCTGTAATCTACAGTTATTTCCTCACCCCCCATAATATCTCCTTTAGCAATTATTAAATTAAGATTATCTCGTGTTTCTACTATACAATTTGGATTTTCCGAATGGTTATAATACCCATGAGTTGTCATATACCAAAAACCATCGTAATATACATGACTAACACCTATTATACCACCAATTTTTAAATTCATAGGAGTAAAAACTCCAACGCCATGAATGTGTGATTTATGATGATAAACTGGAACATATATCATTCCCCATCTCTCTTTTTTATATGATTTATAATTTTTAAATATTGTGATATACCTTGTAATATATCACCATCAAATGTATATCTACCATTACTTTTTTCCGAATCAATTGAAAACCAAACATCTTCTTGAATTTTAGTGATTTTTGTATTTACTTCAAATAAAAGATGTTCATTACGCTTTACAAAATCTTTACATTCTTGTTCAGTTAAGTTTACATGCCAAAATACCACCTTAAAAAACTTACCAACAACATTGCTACATCTTCTTATATTTTCCAATATAACTTGTTCTGTATCTTTGTCCTTAGTAACATCATTAAGTTTCATTCCTAATGAATAATATTTCATCATATCACATTCCCCATTTACAATGTTCCGTTCCTTTAAACTCACACCACTTACATGCTTTCTTACTTGGTGTTGCTAACATATTAGTTTTATATTCACCACTTTCTGTAAAAGCTTCGTTTATAAATTTAAGCATTCTTCCATTAACCTTATTCATACTTGGTTTTCCGCTAGCAGGTACAAACTTCTGTATTCTTTTTTGCGGAAACATAGCATTTTCCCATAGTTTTCTTTTAACAATGAAGTATTCAACTTCTATCCGTTCAACAGGATGATCATATTGTTTAGAATAGAATTGTTTATATAACAACAATTGTTGAGTTTTATTCTCATCTTTCTTCATCCACTTATTCCAACCCATTGTTGATGTTTTTATATCAATAATCTTAATTGAATCGGTTGGTATATGTCTCATTACCACATCAAGATAGCCAACCATTTTTATGTTGTTTTTTAAATCTACTTCTATCGGAATTTCACAACCTATTAGTTCCCAATCTCTTTTACTAAAGTATTGGTTTCTTCGTTTTTTAAAGAAGTCAATAATAAGTATACCATCGTCAAAAAATTCCACCAATTCTTCTTTTGTACATGGTGGTTTACCATCTTGTTCTTCTGCTTGTTTAAATTGTTCTATAAGTTTATTACGAAGAAGCTTATTTAAATCTAATATATCAGCATTCTTTGCACTATCCATATACATTATATTAAGATAAGTCTGAAGGACTTCATGCATAGCTGAACCAAATATTAAATGTATATTAGATTCTGATACTTTTATTTTATCAACATAATTTAATTTCCAGTGAAGGGGACATTCACTATACATTGATATTTGACTATATGATATTCTACTCATCTAATACCTCAATGGTAAACTTCTTTAACCCGTGATATTTCATAGTAGCAACTAAATATGCACAATAACCAGTTACAGTAGTTAATGGATTATTATGATCACTCTCTTTATGAGTATAAGTTAAAACTTTTTGTGGTTTTTTTGTACCACTCCATTTTACTGGTTGTGAACAAGTTATCTTTATTTTATTCACCCAAGATCTCTTTTCTTACCTCTACCATGTATCTTCTCTCCATTCTTTATATTCTTCTTTACCACCGAGAGCTTCCCAATCATTATCAATTGTAAGTCTTGATGAAATTCCACCCCTTGGATTACAATCCAAGACTAATCTTAATCTTTGAGGAGTATAAATTTCCATCATATGGTCATAAATTTGATTTAATAATCTTTCATAAGATATAACCACATCTCTATATTGTTGTAAATACAATTTCAATGATTTTAATTCAACAACCTTACCATTTGGATACATTAAAATATATAATGTAGCAAAATCTGGCTGATCATAAACACCTAAAAATGTAATCTCTGGTTGTTTAATTTTTACCTCATATGGTTTTACCTTTTCTGGATTAGGTAGTCCCTTTAACATTGACGAATCTATATCACTATAAAGTTTCTTTTTTAACATTTTCGACTACCTCTTTTATTCTTCTATATAATACCATCTTTTTTAATTCCGGTACTCTTGGTTTCGGAAATTTTAAATTTGGAAATAATTCCAATTGTTTATTCATTTATCTCTCCCATGCATCTTCAATATCTCTTTTAATTGTTTTTTATTCATAAAATTAATATATTCTATAATGTTACTTTTACTATCTTCAAAATAATCACATAAAATATTAATTAATTCTGGATCATATTTCTTTTTATTTTTACTTTTGATATATTTATTATATCGTTTACCTTTTGGTAAAAAATCTGAATACCATTTGTAAACCTCTCTTGGTTCGAGAGTTCCTATGGCATATTTCTGAAAATAATTGACTACCTCTATAAACTCCTCATCCATAGACAACCAACGATTTATGATGAATGGACTAAAAGTTTTTTGATCTGTTTCTGTGAATGAATCCCAGGGCTTCTTATGAACTAGAATCTGGTTTATCCACTCGAATATTGTCATTTTTTTCTTTGGGTTTTTGTTTGTAGTCTGTTTCATAAAATCCTTCACCTTTAAATTGTGGTTTTGCAGTATGTCCATAAACTCGTTTCATCTCTACAATATGAATACCACAACTGGCATTAACACATCTCTGACATACAGGAACTGGTGCTTTCATACTTTGAGTTATATCTTCTTCTTTACCACAAGAAGGACATTTAAAAGTGTATAATGGCACTATACAGTTTCCATTTTCTCAAATTCAGCATTTACATGACCACACTTTTCACAAGCAAATACAGCTACTGGGATAACTGTTTCTTGTCCACTTGGTGATACTAAAGCTGATAACTTTCTTATCAATAATGTTTGTTTAAATGTTAAATTTTCACATTTTTCACATTGAATTGATGTCGTTTGACTCATATCAATTGTTTGTTGAACTTGTCCGTCTTTTCCTGGTACAATCATTTTTGTTCCTCCGGTGTTGTTTCTGTTATCGTTACATCTTTTACTTTCCAACCAGTCTTATTTAAAATATTCTCATCTTCATAAGGTGGTTGATATAATGTTACCCTGATGGGTGGTTTGTCAAAAGATTTATGTTCTACTAAAAATGTTTTCATCTTAACCCTCTAAAATTGATAATACTTCGTTTACACTCATTATAACATGCTCACCATACTCGTGAGTCTGTGCATGTTTGTTATATAATATTGTATCACCTACATTAACTACAACCGGAATAAGTGTTCCATTAGCAGAATACATACCTTTACCTACTGATACTACCTCACCTTCCATTAATTTTCCTTGATCTACTGTATCTGGTAAAAGAATTCCACTTTCAGTAACTTCTTCTTCTTTAGTTGTTGGTTTTACAACGATTTTATCGTTTACTGGTTTTAACTTCATCTAATTATCCTCAATAATTTAACTATGGTTGACATAAAATTTATTTCTTTATCTACTACTTGTACATCTTGATATTGACCTTCT